CTAAGTTAACTTCAATAATGTCTCCGTTACTCTTGATTACTTTATCAAATTCAACATGCTCCCACTTAATCGGAAACTTAACAATAGTACCCTCAGTTGGTTGATTAGGATTATCCCTAACTTCATACCCAGCTTCTTTTAGTAAAGGCAGTAGCGGGTCATTCTTACCAAAGTTAATATAGTTCATAATGTACTTTGCAAGAGGTTTATGTACACCCTCTGTAGTACCCATTACCTTACTCAACGTGCCAGACGGCTTGCATATATTCAGACAGAATCGCTACTACTGCCTCGTCTTAATCTATAGTAATGTGTTTTTGAAATACCATAGTAACTATGGGCTTCTTTAAATGATAATTTAACTATTGCTTCAATATCATACACATCCTGAGTGCTCCAATATTTATTAGAAACATCACTAAAGAGTTGTTTATTATCTTCTGTATGTTTCATTCCTAATGCTGGTTTTCTACCTTGTCTAGCTATAGATAGTTTCTGTTTCCATTCTTCGTATCTTTCATCACCAGACATAGAATAACCTATAGTCCCACCATCGTGAAGATTATAGTTAGGTATATTGTTTTCTCTAAGGAAATTAATACTATTAATTTCAAACTCACAACATTCATCAGAACTTTCAAAGGAAGCTATCTCTTCTATATTAAAACTATGAAAGCCATATTTATTCATAGCTAAATATAGACTAGACTTTACCCTAGACTTCTTAGCTTGGTATTTATGACTTCTCCACCTATTAGGTATGTTTTTTGTTATACCAACATAAACTTTATTATTAACTGTGTTTGTTATTAAGTAAGCATAATACATATTTATCTCCTTTCATAGATTTTAACTGCCTTATATTTCTATAAGGATTGGACTATATCATCATCCCATGAGGATGCCATGCACTTCCACACCGCTTGGTGTGTACTCCGACAACTCGGATAGTCTCTGAACCTTCCTATAAATAGGCTTGGCTGCTGATTGGCATATCTTTCGACTTAGCTTTCCAGCAATTCACACGGTTTTCATTAATAGATTACTCTATTAAGCCACCAAATAACTAATGGTTGTAACATTCTTAGGTCGCTGTGTACCTAGTTCATCAGCCATAGAGTAAGCAGCGTACACAGCTTGTAGCTTCATCTGTCCTAAATCATATTCATTAAGGTCATCACGTTGTGCAATACCTGTTAAGCCTACACCACATAGTCTTAAGAACTCGTTGTTAAGGTGCCAAGCCTCTTGTAGAATATCATCCCTAAGGTTAACTAAGGTTTGTCTATAGTTAGCTCTAGCGGACAAGTACAGGGCTTTATGTAATCCTACAGTATCACCTCTAAACTTAGCTACGTCTACCTCAACAAGGTTACAGAATGACTTATTACCTAAGAGTATTTCACAACACGGGTTGCTTCCTTTAAACCAAGGTGCTCTAGTCTTAGCTGCTTGTCCATTAATGAATGCTGGCTCAGAACCCCCAGCTTCTTCCATAAGTTTAAATATATATTCTAGCTCACTTCTTGATGGTTTCTTTTCAAATACTAAGGAGTTATTGCTTTGTGCTCGTTGAATATTCTCAACCCAGAACTCACGCTTAGCTACTGCAAACTCTTTCCACTCAGGTTGTCCATATTCAAACAACATAATCTCAGCGCTTCTTCTACTACTAAGGATGGTTCCAAGCCAGTTAACAATGTCCATAATATCAATTCTAGTTAATAATTGACCAGCACGTTTATTAAGTATTTTAGTAATAGCTACGTATGCTGTTGAGATTGCGCTGTCTCCTGAACTAATCCAGCCATATCCTTTAAGCCTTGTACCTGCTGGTCGTAGCTGTGAGAAGTCCAGAACCAACTTGGTAGCTGGGTACTTTCCTGCAAGCAACTTACCAATACTCTTTGCCCATGCCTCTGCGCTGTCTCCCACTTGGATTGTCCATACTCCATCTTTAAATGTTTCTGTGTTGTGCTCATTACCACCCTTCTTTTTTCTAGTTGTTCTAATTACCTCCACATCCTGTATCGGTTTAAAGAAACCGTTAAGAGTACCAATGATTGGTTTTGCACCAACCCCACAGCCCTGCATGAGTAACCACAAGACGTCAACCACGTCATATACAGTTTCAATCTCTGTGAAGCTACAGTTAAACTGACTTGCTTCTCTTCTTTTAGCAACTTCAGTATTACCCAACCAAAGTGTACGCCCTGATACAGATACTTTTCTCTCAAGCATAAGCTGTTTAAACTCTTGTAGTTCTTGGATTTCATTATCATTGAGAGGAGAGTTTTTAGCTCTCTCCCATAACCACTGTTGATGATTACTAACTCTCTCACTGATTTCTTCCCAAGACTCAAACTGTGTTTCGTTGTCGTCCTTTGGTCTTGCATATGTTCTTCTAATAACAACGTCAGCCCTTGTTCTCATTATTTATCCTCTGTAATTGCTTTTGTTTCTACCTCTTGTTTCTCTTCTAGTTCAGGGTACTCTTGAAACCCTCTGTCAAGTAGAAGTTCCATAATGAATACTGTAGGGTCTACGTAGTCCTTACCCTTAACTACTTTGTTCTTTGTTTTAACCTTAGGTTTACTTTCATTAGCAATAATAACAGCTTCCATAGCTAAGTCAATGAGTGATGGACTGTCCTCATCATATACCTTAACCCTATGCTTCATTAGGATTTCCATAAGGTAGCTATTCATAATGTTAAGCTCTTGTTGTTTATTCTCGATACTCATGTGTCCTAGTTGCTTAGCTAAGCTGCCACTATATACAAATACACAATCACAATATTCCTTTATAGCTCCTGCAATACAGCTAATTTTAATCAAAGGATTACTTAAGTATTCTTTAAGCTCTGCTTTAAATTCATTAACTTCCTCAGCCCATAACATATGCTCAAGTTCAGGTTTAAAGTCTAGTGCATTTCTCTCATAGTTCCATTTAGCAATTCTTAATAAACTCATAGTTTTCCTTTTCCTTTTTGGTTTTCAATATATAATATAAAGCTATATAGCTCATCCTGTATTTCCATTAAGTCATACATGTCTAACTCAGTACATTGTAATACTTTATTAAGTGTTTGTATTACTTCTTTAGTTGCTGTTTTTAGGTCGTTCATATCCTATCCTCATAATCTCAAAGTATATATAATCAACAGCCTTATTCAAGTCCTTTACACCATCCTCGCCTTGCTTCTTACCAGCCCTTGTAACATACTTAATAACATTACCTATGTTAAAGTTTAGGTTGTTACTAGTAATAAAATCAATAGGTTCAATACCACCTTGTTGATAATGTGCTACCTTAGGACGCTGATAGTCCTCTTTTTCTCCATATGAGAACTTATGTGGTTTCTCTGTGTATGCTTCTGCAATCATTTGTTTCCTTTATTAATGTGTCTCGGCCCAGCTACTGCCTATAACAGCTTGACCCCTCAGTGGTATTCTAAAATTCAAGTATTTTGTTACATCATCAAATGTATTCTGACATATATCCGCAACAACATCCGCCAAGTCTTCCTTAACTTCCATCTGAATTTCATCATGGATGTTCGCTACAAAGGCAAAGTCAGTACTCCATTTGTATCCGCAACTTAATAACTTGTCATACAAGAAGCAAGCATAGTATTTCATAACTAAAGCACCCGCCCCTTGTAGTAGTGTATTAAGCGCACTGTGTTCACTCCTAATGTAATACTTGTTACCATCAAGAGCTTTTAGGTGTCCTTGTTTCTTTACAGCCTCAGCTACACCTTCAGTTAGTTCTTTAAGGGCAGGAATTGACTTAAAGAATCTAGACTTAATCTTATTTCCATCCTTAGCGTCTCCGCCAATGATGCTTCCAAGTTTTTCAGCCCCTGCTCCGTAACAGAGAGCATCAGTTATGTTCAAGAGAGGGCGCAACCCCTCTCTCAGTTCTCTTATGAACTTCTATATATTTCTATATAGCTCAGACTATATCATCACCCTCAGCACTACCTGTTAGGGGCAAACCGCTTCCACCACCATTAGCTTGTAGTGTACTCCCCGAAGGGATAGTCGTTGCACCTTTAAGATACTGTATAGCGTTTAGGAAAGATTGTTCATTTTCTTGTAATAACCCAATAGCCCTATTACAATTATGACAAAGAAGTCCTCTAACTTCTCCTGTTGAATGGTTGTGGTCAACAACTAATTTAACTATATGGTGCTCTGCCATTTTAAAGCCCTCTCCACCACATATAGCACACCTCCCCTGTTGCTGTTTAAACATTCTAACATAATCTACCCAAACAATACCATATGTGTTCTTTAAATATCTATCAGCAATAGCTTCATCCTTACAGTCATCATTACAATATAGTTCTGATGGTGCGTTTGGTACAAAAAGATTATCACATTTTCTACATTTCTTTTCTCTAAAGAAACCTTGTGGATATTTTTCTGCCCTACCTGTTTGTCCACTCTTACTTTTAGAACCACATATTAATCTATATGTTCTCTTACTTGGCTCAGGATTGTCTTCAACACTACTTGGTAAGAGTTTCCCTGAATTCAATTTGTTTTTGTCATTATGATTACTCATAAAGTTATCCTTGCAAGGTTTATTTGTAACTTTGCGTTAAGATAAAAGTCTTTGCATCGTCTCTAGTCGGTAATCCTGCTGCTCTTTGATTAACTGTATGTATGTCAGTACCTTTTCCCTTGTCCCCACTATCAACTGTTCGTCCATATGTTCCTCCATCATGTTTAGCCATATAATGACTAAGTGTTCTTAACTCTAATGCATCAGCGTCACAACCTACTAGCTTATATCCCTTAGGTGCTATGAATAATGCTCTACACTCATGGCCCTTGAAAGCCCTGTTACTAGGTACCTGAGCCATGTTAGGGTTATTATGTGTGCACCTACGACTTACTGCACCAAGTGTATTAACCTCACCATGTATTCTGCTGTCGTCCTTGACAAGCTTAAGCCATGCATTATTACCCTCAGCAAGCTGTCCTAGGAGCTTCTTAACCTCTAGGTAGTGTGTCAATGGTTTAGCCCAAGGTTTATCAGAGAACATTCTAAGCAAGTCCTCTTCACCTGTTCTAGGTGAGCCTTTCTCAGTTAATAACCACTTCTGTTTACCATACATTCTACTAATCCACCAGACTATATGCTGACCACTCTTAGGATTAAACTCTGTTAATTCTATACGTTGGTGTTCACCCATTGTCCATATACCGTTACGTTGAAAAGGTTTCTTAGGTTTAGTAGGTTTACCAACAGGTAACAGCTTAGGCTTAAAGACTTCATAGAGCTCCTTAATAGCTACCTCTTGTTCCCTTATGAGCTCAACGTGTAACTTCTGGGCTTCCTTAACATTGAATAGTATACCATGTTCCTCTTGTCTAGCTATGATGTAAGCAAACTGTTGTTCAAGCCTCATAGCTTCCTCAGGTACCTTATCCTTTAATTTATTGTAGAGGCTATAGGTTACTTCAACGTCACGTCTACAGTATTCAACCATTTCCTCAGATAGCTGTGACCAGTCATCATGGCTATCCTTGTAGTTACCTAATCTGTATCCCCAAGACTTTAGACTGTGGCTACCCTTTAGCCTAGGTTCTAGGTTCTTATTGTTACTATCAATGAGTAGCATATTAGGGTAGGCTAATTGACTGGCTATTAAGGTATCAAAGTGAGTTACCTTAGTGAATAGGTCAATACCATCAAGCTTACGTATAACACTATTATCAAACTTAATAATATTATGACCAACCAGAATATTGGCTGTTGCAAGTAAGGAAAGACAATCCCCAATACTGCCAGCACTCCCACTAATAGGTCTAGAGGTATAGACCAATGTTTCCTCGTTGTCAACTTTTACTCCTATACAGTGTATTGTAGAAGCATCATGTAGTAGTCCATTGCTTTCTATGTCATAGATTATGGTTTTCAGTAGTCACCTCCATTATCTTCAAAATCCTCAGCCTCAACACTGGTAAACTCTTCATCAACCTCTCGTAGTAACCCAGTTACTTGGTCATACCTAAGGCTTATAGTTTTACCAGTGGCACTACCTGAGTACCTGTCCTTAATAAACCTAAGGATTACCTTGCTACGCTCTTGTTCATTCTCATGTTGTGAGTTACGTTCTAAGCCCATCATATAGTGTGCCCAGCGCATAATAGCCCTTGAACCAGTATATTGACTAGGCTCTACTCTACCTCCCATTTCATGGCTCGCGCCCTTCTTAGGTGGATTAAGATGGCTTACAATAAGTATCCAAACATTAAGTTCTTGTGCTAAGGTAGCCGCACTCTCCATGAAGCCATCAATGAACCGTCTCTCATCTGTTGCATGTGCTGTAAGGGCTGTCATGTTATCTATATAGAAGCATTGTACACCATAGTTATGCGCCATTACCCTAATCTTATCTCTAATGACTTCCCAATCAAGACTACCAAAATTATTGTACATATAGAGGTTATCAGTTTCTTTAATGATACCTGCTGTCTTCTTTAGTTGTTCTATATCATACTTATTATCATCATTAGGTAAATGATAGTGTTTACCATCAATCTTACCTGCAACTCTCTTGAGTGTTTCTAATACATTCTGTTCAAGCATAAATGTACCAACTTTGATACCATTCATAACATCAAAAGCTACTTGATTCATAATGAAGTCTGTCTTACCTATACTGACACCTGCCCCAAGTAAATGTATTTCACCAAGTCGTCTACCATAGGTTAATTTAGTAATGCCCTCAAAGCACCAAGGTAAACCATACTCTACAGGTTTAGTAATTAAGTCTTCTAGTTCCTCAACTGTAACAATACCGTCAGGTCTATAATCCTTAGCGTTATAGAATGTATTAACTACCTCAGCTATACCAGCTTCTGTTAAGACCTCATTAGCATCCTTATATTTAGGGTGGTTAATTACCTTAACCTTACCTGCTGGAAATAGTGGTACACATTCTTCAATAGCCTTACGACCTGCGTCATCATTATCAAACCACAAGTATACCTTCTCAAAGCTATTGAGCCACTCTAGTTCCTTACTCAATGACTTCTTAGCAGCTGATGAACCATTAGGTATAGAAACTACAGGGTACTTACCATCAAATGCCTGTGCTACGCTTAGTGCATCTATTTCTCCTTCAGTAATAGTTATATATTTTCCTGAAGAACCCCATAGTTGTTTACCATATAATCCAGCTTCCTTAGGCTGCCCAATGAACTTAAAAGACTTATCAGGATACCTTAGCTTCATAGCAATAGGCACACCGCTATCATTATAGTAGGTTGCTCCTTGGCAGTTATTACCATTACTATCAACAGTATAGCCATAGCTAAATTTCCTAGCTATTGATGTGTTTATCTTGCGTTTACCTAAGTCCTTATATTCTAGTTCAGGCGTCATTGGGTTATACTTTTTATCATATATCTTAACTCTCCCATCATCTGTGACCTTACTCCATGCTCTGCAACTAAAACAGTAAGCAGTCCCATTATCATATACAGAGTTAGCATCGCTACTACCACAAGCGGAACAGCTAGTATGGTAAAGATGAACTCCCTGAGTGTATTTATTATTTTCCACACGTTAATCCTTTTGTTTCCTTTATCTCTACTTCAACCCTAGGGTTATCTCTGTCTTGTCCTACAACTTCCCATGTACTTCTTATGTAGTGTAGTACATTGTCTTCATGTATAACATTATGTTCTTGTAGTGCGTCCATAAGGAACTTATCTACAACAGCTATGATGTTACAAGCATCGCATTGACTGTTCTTATAGAATACCTTGTAGTGTGTTTTAATAGGGGACTTAAGTGTTTTAAGTCTATTTGGTAGGATTTTACCAACACTAAGATGATACTTCTTTTTCTCATCATTTCTACTTCTATAATGTGCTTCTGCATACCAATTCATACCAAGTAAACTCTTCTTCTTACCTGAGGTATAAATAGGGAGGGTTAGTTTAACCCCCCTCATAACTAAAAGTCCTCGCTGTCTTCAGTAGTTGCTGTTGAGGTGTAGCCGTCTTCTTCTACATCAAAGTCACTACCACCATAAGGAACTAGGTCAATAATTTGTAAACCACTAAAGCCTAGGCTAACCCCGACTACGTTTGTACTAGGCATATGGTATGGGTTAGCATAACCACTAACTCTAATAACACTACCATTACCAACTAAAGGTGCATCTTTAATAATAGCTGTTGAAGCGTCAACTACGTTAATCTTAAAGCCCTCACGGTCATCTAAACCTCTTGTCTTAAACTTGAACTTGATAAGTCCTGTAGGTTCACCATCTTCGTCTAGCTCTTCTTTAAACACAGGTGCCACAGTAACTGTCTTAGATTGTGCAGGTTTAAGGGTTGCTTTAGCTTCTTCAAATGCTTTATCACGTAAGTCTTCTAGCTTAGTAATAAATGCTTTAACACTAGGGTCACTAGGGTCACACACCAAGTCTGTAGCTACTTCACCCTTAGGGTCAAACTTACGCTCAGGTTCCTTAAACTTACACCACAATGCTTTACCCTTAGGGCTTACTACTTTAAAACCTTTTACTGAACCTACTGCCATAATATCTCCTTTTGTTTATGTTATTGTTTGTTTAGTTGTCTAACTAAATACTGTATCTCTGTTAACTGAAACTCTACTTGTTGTAGTAGACCAGCTAATGCCCGCTTCTTGATGTCCTCATTACCAATACCTTCAATCTCTTCTAGTAATGATATAAAGAACATACTAAGTTTTTCCTTGTGTGTCACAAATGTACTCCTTTAAGTATATTATTGTTATAGTTATAATAGTAACTACTAAAATACCTATTTAGTGATAATAGCTAATATATAGTATATTAAAGTATCTATATAGTGATATTATAATAATAGCTATAATAGTAATTACTATAGTCTTCTCTTGTTCTTTCCCTAGTGGTCACACTATTAAGCACTTTTTAAGTTATAACATAATCTGCTACTAAAACATCCTCTAGGTTGAGTGTGTTTATCATAACTGATTGTGATAATTCCTTACCTCCTTTTGGTAATATTGTAGTAGCCCAACTCTCTAGTGGATTATTACTAAACACATCATAATAAGCCTGTCTAAAGGCTGTGTTAAGTGTGTCTACATTATTAGGGTGTACCCCATAGCTGTCATGTATTAACCAAAACTCAGCTACTCCCTGTTGAAGACATAGTTCCACTGTCCTATACAAAACAGTAGCGTCAAGGCTGTGGATAAAATTAGGAGCAATACCATTGAGCATCCTTATTACATGTGTTTCGTCTGTTGGGTTATATAGAACAAGCTGTCCTAGTGAACCAGCCCTTAACAACATACGTTTTTCTTTCTTAATCCTCTGAAGTACAGGGAAGTTAAACAAAGGTGTTTCCCAATAAGCATAGTCTACTATGTCCTTTACTAGGGCCTCATGTAGTACCTCTTTAAGTATCCTCTGGCCTTCCTTAGCTCCCTTAACTACCTTAGTAATAGCCTTATCATTAAGGTCAGCTAGTAGGGTAGCTACAGTCCATTTATCTCCCTTCCAGAATACCTTATTGTTCTCTTCATACTCCTGAAGAAGGTCATAGACTTGCTCAAACATCCCCCTACGAGTTACTGAATATGGTTGTGTCATTACGTTACGCTTAGTTAGGTTTCGTGTGACGTTGCCTCGTAAGCTTTGTGCTTCCATAACAGTATTAATGCTTCTAGGCATACCACCCTTGGTGGTTACTTCATATATCCTAGGGAAGTCTCCATCACGAAGGAGCGTCTCAACAACATCAGCTACAGTCTTATAGACATCACTAATTGTACGACTGTCGTTGTTTATTACATTAACAGCCTGAGCACCTTCCTTATCCTTTAGTAATCCAGCATACATCTGTAGCCCACTACAGGTGCCGTCTAGAGCCACGACATTATAACAAGGTATGCTAGGGTCAGTTATATAGTCACCATAGCTAAAACAGAACGCTAGGTACATGTATGGGCTATCTGTATCACACCAATACCTGCTATGTGCTAAGGGGTCTCTGTAAACACTCATAATCTCATCATGGTGTTCCTTAGTTATCTTGCCAAATCTGTCTTC